AAACACTAACTTCATCTCCAACAGTTGGAGATGCTGGTAAATTTATTACTATTGGATTGGCTGTTGTGTTAGCAAAAATTTGTGCCCCTGCTACTGTTGTGTAGGGACTATTAGAATCAGTTATTGTTTCATAACCTTTTTCGATAATGGATGTAACTGTTTCTGTACCGTTAGACTTACAAAGAATAGTTGATCCTGGAGGTATTGGTTGTGCGGTTCCACTAGCTGTCAATACACTTAAAGTTCTGTTTGATGTTCCTCTAACAGTATCATCTTTAATAATCCAAACTCTAGTTACACCTGAACCACTCGGCATTGTTAAAGTTCTATCAGCAGATAAAGTTCCAGTTAATCTTAAATATGCATTTTTACCATTTGATGCAGCACCATCTGTTAAATCTAATGTAACACTAGCTCCTGCCATATCTACATCTAAAGCACCTGATGATCCTTGTTCTAAGATTTGTAAATTTGTATTAGTGATTCCACCCCATTGTCCAGCTTTCTCACCTGTTGTTATAATTTCTAGTTTTAAGTCTGATGAATAAGTTGATGCCATATTAATTTGTGTCTATTCGTGTCCAAACCATGTCTACGCCTGGAACTATTTCACTCCATGTTATTGCCGCAACTTCGCCTGTAGCTAGAGTTAAATCAACTGCTGTAGGGTCTATATTTGCGTCAGCAGTTATTGTAACACTTCCCGTAGTTAAGGTCAATTGATTTACAGAAGGCGTAATATCTACACTTGTGCTTGCTACTGCTGTGCCCGTGGTTAATGTAACCTGACTACCTGTAGCAGTAAAATTAGAATCTGCTGTAATCGTTAATGTTCCAAGGCCTAATGTTAATCTATTTGGATCTGGTACTTCAGAGATTGCATCTGCTGTAATAGCAAAGTTACCAATATTAATATCTAATTGATTTTTAACTACACTTATTTGTACATCACCAGCTGTTTGAGCTGTTGCAAAAGGTAATGCTGATATTGCGTCAAATCCTAAACTCATAAATAATCCTTAAAAGGAGACAGTGAGGTATGTGGTGGAGTCACTGCCCCCATCTAAGGATTATATTACTTTTTGAACCAACTTGGAAGTCCTAAATGAGGTCTTCGATCATTTACATTTTTAGCGGCATCTTTAGATTTTTGGTCGTTATAGTGTAAAAACACTTGGGCACAGTTATCACCTTGAAACTCTTCTCTCCAATGCTCTAATTCCATGCCTCTATAAACTAACATATCTCCTGGTTTTAGATTGACTAGAATACCTTTGTTATTACTAGCAGCTGTCAGTTTTTTACCATCTGGTGCACCTACATTTTTCTTTGGTTCTAAATGTATTGGCCAAGGATCACCACCTAGATTTAAAGTTGTAGATATTTCACAACTAAATCTATCTTTGTGTCTATGTAAGATATCACCTGGTTTATATATTCTTGCATAAGAATAAGTTGGATTTAATTTAAGTCCTGTTTTCTTTTCCATA